TTTCATAAATTTAATTTTTAAAAATTTTCACAAATATTTGTTTATCAATTCTACAAGAATATCGCCATGACAAGGTTTTGGTTTGCACCAACAACCAAGTGTTTTGCCTTTTAGTTCATGAAGGTCTTTCAGAAGGTGCTTACCATCTCCTTCTGTAATCCATTCTCTGTATTTCTCAATAGCTTCTTCTCTTGAAGATACGACGTATTCCGCTTTAGTCTTTTTATCTTTTATGTGGGTAAACGGATTTCCCCACTTACTTGGTCTCCCAATATATACGTCGTACTTCTCTTTTTTGCAATGTACTACTTTTGTTTTCATAGAATTATAAAATTAAATCTCTTGGTTAGGCATCGCCAGGATTCTGTTTTAATAATAAGACGACACTTCAGCCAAGAGCTTGTGTTATTTATTGTTTATTTATACTCTCAAATATTATATCTTTTGGTAACAGTTTCCAACAGAAATAACTTGTATTAAACCAGCATCCTGTTTTTGTTTCCTTACCTGGTGTCACGTCATAAAACTCAATTCTTCTGTCTAAAACAATAAGCTGTAAACCATACTTTCTATACAGTTTGTTTCTCTTTATCCCTTCAAGAGTTGTAATCGGAAGTAGCAGTGCGAATGGTTTGCCAAGTTCGTAACACCTTTCAAGAATCTTGTCTTTAATAGAATACGGAGGGTTGCTTATTATTATATCGAAATCATTTGGTTGATATTCAAAGAAGTCTTGTTTATAGTTTATATGTGTATGTATAACATCATTTCCGTTTTCTTTTAACAGCTTGACATAGTTTGAATCTTCAGTATCAAATGGACACCAAATTTTTGCATGTTTAGGAATATACTTTAGTAATGGAAATATAGCATAATCTGGTGTATATACTTCATCAGAAATTTCGTTTTTTGAATAGTTTATTAATGCTTGTTTCATAATATATTTTTAAATTGGTTTACATTATCAAATATACAAAAAAAATAAGAATAAACATCATTTATTTCTGTTTTTTTTAAAATTTTCAAGCAATCTTTCAATATTTTCTTTTCCAACAGAATTTGCTGAATGTACATTATATTCAGGCAAATCCAAATTATTGTCCAAACAATAATTAACTAACCATTTGGCACAATCATAACCAGTATATTCCTTCCCATTTTTATAATCTCCCAAATCATGGTCAAAAGATATGAAATCTGGGAGACCATTCTTTTTTATATAATTAACAAATTCATCATAAGATTTAGCCCAATAAACCTTATTTCTAATTGCTCTACTGAAAGGAATCCAATGATAAGGATCTCTCACATCATCAAGCCATAGTGTTACTTTTTTCTCCATTCTCTTTTAACTTTGATAAGTTAATTAATAATTTTGAAAATCTATTACAAGAATCAATTATATCTTCATCTTTGTTTAAATCCATTCTTATTAAAAATGTTTGCAAACCACTTATAATTATTTCATCTGGATAATCCGATTTAAATGATTTAACTACCTCTCCAATATTAAAGTCTGAAATATTATATTCAAATGATTGTAGTTTATTTTTGTGAAAATGATATTCAAAAGAAACATCTTTTCTATCTAATCTTATTACACCATCACTAATTTGGGTATAAAAATAGTTTTTTAATTTTTCTTCTATCAACACAATACCATAATTTTTAAATAAATTTTTAATGTGATTTTTATAATGTTCTTCTTCACAATGAACATCCCATTCAGGTATTTCAATATTATTTTTTATACAATATTTAATTAACCATACAGCACAATCGTAACCGTTTTTATTATCAATATTATTATTTGATAAATCATAATCAAATGAAACGTATTCAGGGATTCCATTGGTTTTTATATGATCGACAAATTGAGTATATGAATTAACCCAAACTACTGTATTAGTAAAAAATTTTGCTTTTTTATAATATCTTCTTGGATTTATTTTATCATCCAACCATAAAGTTATATCTCTATTAATATCTTTATCTCCAATATTATTTCCATATTTTTTCTTATATGTTTCTTTTATTTCCAAAACTTTTCCAAATAATTTATAATTATTTATTTTTGTTATGAATTTATAATTAAAACCTTTTCCATTACAATCCAAACACCTGATTCTTTCACCATCAACTATGCGAATAAAACCATCACCATAACAAGTATGGCACATTTTTTCAAATGAATATTCTTCACCAGATATTTTTTTTCCAAAAGTTTTAAATAAAAATTTTGTTATTGTGTTCAACATATACATAAATATTATAAACTAATTATTGAAAAACCTATATAATGTTTTATTAAAACTGTATCACCAATATTAAATTTTGAATATAAACCAAAAGAAACTTTCATTTCAGAACCATCACTAAAAGCAAATTTGTGAACAGGTTCTCTATTATAAAAATAAATTGTCTCTTTATTAATAATAACCTCTTTAGTTATGGTATAAGATGATTCTTGTTTGCAAGATAAGATATTTAAGTATAATAAAATAAAAATATAAATAAAAATTTTAATATAAATAAATGTTTTAATATATTTCATTGTTAACATTTTTTCATATTATGTTTTAATATTGTTGATAACAATATAAACCTTTAGTTTATGTAAAAAATATCATTACAAATATATAAAAAATACCAATTTAAAATCATTATTCCAAATTAGTTTTAATAATTTCACATTCTACATTCCTATATACATTATCAAGATAACCAATTTCATTGCACATTTTAACATACTCTCCACAATTTCTCCATGTGTTTAATTTAATAAAAGTGTTGTTTGCTTTTTCAACATATTTTTCTGCTTTTTCCTTGTCTCTTGTGGCAAACAAAACTTTTTTATCCACAATATCATAAGAATCAGAAATGTTCAGACAAACCACATATATAATTTCTTTCATAATATTTAGTTATTTATATTTAATGAATCAAACATCAAATAAATAAACTTTATCATTGGATGGATTAAAAAACACGTCAATATGTACCCAAGAAATTGGTTTTCCTTTCATATTATGTTCTAATCTTACATGGTAAGGCAATTCATTTTCCATTTCCTTCAGCCACATTCTAACTTCTTCAGCACTCATTCCTTTTGCATCAAAATCCACTGCCTTGCCCATAGTATGAGCAGATAAATACATTTTACCAGACTTGGTTTTTTTGCTTACTATATCAGATGTATTTTCTCTTAAACCTCTTTGTGAAAAATTACCACCCCATTTCCAATTATTAATTGTCATAGGCTTGTCAAGATTTGTTCTAATCCATAAAATAGTTTTCAACAATCTTGGACATATAAATTGCCAAGAAGTCTCCCCATATCTATTATATACATTTGGTGATACAAACTCTTCCACACAGAAATATTTTTTAATCTCTTTTATTAATTCTAAATCAGTTAAATTTAAAATTTCTTCTTTTTTCATAATTTATAATTTTAAAATTTGTTATTTATTAAAGTTTATAACGTAATATTCTCTCTTCTAATTCTAAAATCTTTAATTCCATTTCATTTACAATGTTTTCAAGATTGTTTTTTTCATATCTCAATTCTTCAATTATTGATTCGTATTGGTTAATTTGAGATTTTAAATCATCAACGGTTTCATATAATTCATTACCCCAATCTCTGAGTATGCTATTTGCATTGCGAACTTCTTCAATATAATCAACTGCATCTTCTATATATTCAAGTGAAGATTTTAGTTCATATTCGTATTCTATGTCATTTTCTTTTATTAATATATCTTTTATTTCTTCCTTTGCTTCTTTCAAATAATCTAATATTTTATCTATAGTATTACATGTAGGTTCTACAGGGGCATTATCAAAACGGCTCATAGTAAAAATTTTTTTGTTAAAATAATATCAATATTTTCAATAAGTTTTTCAAAAATAAAAAAATATTTTATAATTGATAAATCATCATCATTATAAAAAGGAACATTGTATTTTAAAATAAATTTATTATCTGAAAATTCAACCATAAGGTCATTTTCATAACAAAATTTAACAATATCACCAGTTATATTATAAGATGTCAATTCTTTTTCACCAGTATAAAAAAATAAATTATCACAATTAAAATAAATAATATCAGTTTCAGATGTAGTTTCAATGCTAATATAAGAATTATGTTCTTTGACTTTTAATCCTAAATTTTTAAATTTTTCGACTAAAGAAGAACACATAATATACATTTTATTTTTTATTTTCAACTGCTTTCAAGCCATTAATTGGATTTTCAAGCAAGTTTATTTTTTTTCCACTAAAATTATATATTGCTGAATATATAATATTTTCAGTTACACTATCTATCACAACTTGATGGAAATTACCATCATTTAATTTAGCTATTACAAAAATTTTTTCAATTTTTTTATTTTCCATTTTCTTCTATTTTTTTGTTTTTGCGAATATAATAATCTTCTATTGCTTTTGCTAATGAAATAAAACTATCTGGTTCAAATCTTGCAATTAAAACATCATCATAAACTAAATCAATGGTTGAATGTGGTGAATCTATACAAAAAGAAATGTCATCAAATTCACCATTATCATTTACAAAACCATTTATTTTTAATTCAAACATATTATTATTTTTTTTATTTAATGCAAATATATAAAAAAAAATTATATTATCAAATAAAATTTAAAAATTTTAAATAAAAAACAGTGCTAACCTGAACCAAAAGACCAGTTAAAAGCGGTATTTTTCTTTCATCTTTAAACCAAAAATCAATATTGATAATGCACAAACACAAATATATAATACCTATTATTGGAATATTCCACACTATCTTTTTAAAAGTTTCTTCCATAATGAAAATCAAATTTATATGACGGAGCGTAAAACCCACCCATCAGAACGTGGGTGGGATGTAAGCGACCACTAACCTTGTGATAAGATATACTGACGTATTGTTTCTGGTGATGCTTCACCTATTGAACAGACAAAATAACCATCACTCCATAAGAGACGCTGATACCAATAATATTGACGTAATGTAGTATGATGTAACAGCCATAACTGACGAGTAGATTCTTGTTTTAACCTACGGACTAATTGAGAAACAGATATACGTGGTATATACCTAATTAAGAAATGTACGTGATTAATGTCGCTTTCCATAACTTCAATTTCAAAATCTGAATTATCAGCTATGGAACTGAATATATCTTTTAAATCATCATTTAACTGACCGACTAAGATATTTCTACGATACTTGGTTACTAAGATTAAATGACATTTTAAGTAATGTTTTGAACGATTTGTACTGATGTAGTGAGACATATTGTGGAAGTTTTTTACCCGAAGACGGAAACTTTTACAATATGTTGAACGGCATTTTACAGAAAAAATAAAAAAACTTTAAAATGAAAGCAACTTTTTGTATATTTGTACGTATTTAATAATATATGTTGAAGTCATTTAAATATAGAATTTCACCTACGAAGGCACAAGCCGAACTAATCAATAAGCATATTGGTAGTTCAAGGTTTGTGTATAACCTTGCGTTGGAGACCAAAACAATGGCTTACGCTGGTAATCAAATAAACCTATCTTGTTTTGACCTAATCAAACAATTGCCAGATTTAAAGAAAGAATGTACTTGGTTAAAAGAAATTAATTCTCAATCATTACAAGCACCAATAAGAAATTTGGATAATGCTTTCACAAGATTTTACAAAGGACAAGGGAACTTTCCTAAATATAAATCTAAAAGAAGCGGTAAACAATCATTCCATATCCCACAAAATGTAATTGTAGAGAATGGGAAGTTAATCATTCCTAAATTTAAAGAGGGAATTGATATTGTATTACATAGAGAAACCAAAGGTGTAATTAAATCAGCAACTATATCAAGAACACCAACAGGTAAATACTTTGTTTCTATTCTTTGTGATACTAAAGAAGAAATACCAACTAAAGCATCAATAACCGAAAGTACGACTATTGGTATCGACTTAGGAATTAAAGACTTTGCAATTACATCAAAAGGTGAAGTTTTTGAAAATCCAAAATACCTACGTAAAGCACAAAGTAAATTAAAATATGTACAACGTAAATATTCAAAACACAAAGGTAAGCGTACTAAAAAGAAACTTGCCAAACTACACGAAGATGTAGTAAACAAGCGCAAAGATTTTTTACACAAAGTTTCAACTAAACTAATTCGTGAGAACCAAACGATAGCACTTGAAACTCTAGCTGTAAAGAATATTGTTAAAAACCACAATTTAGCACAATCTATTAGTGATGCAAGTTGGTCAACTTTTGTCTCTATGTTAGAATACAAGGCTGAATGGTATGGTAAAAATATCCTACGAATAGGGCGATTTGCACCATCATCAAAGACTTGCTCCTGCGGAGTAATCAACAAGGACTTAAAACTATCCGACAGAGAGTGGACTTGTAAGTCTTGTGGAACTACACACGATAGAGATATTTTAGCTGCTTGTAACATAAAATCTTTTGCCTTAAAAAATATCTTATCTGGAACGGATAGGAAAAATCAGGACGAACTGCCCACGTTGGTGGGAGTGTTGACTCCTGAAGCCCAACCCATCGCCTCTGGCGTGGGTGGGTAGTTCACATTTTTTTTAATTCCAGAAACCGTTTTTTTTCATATACCCCAGACAACAAGTATATGCATCACTCATATCAAAGTTTTCCTTTTTTAATTCACCTTTTTTGTTATAAATCCATTGAATATCATTTTCCTTTTCATTAACTTTCTCCCAAATTATTTTTTTCTTATCAACATTTTTATCATATGCACCAAATAAGGTAGGTTTTATTTTATCAATATTTTTTTTCTTATTACCATTTGAATCATATATTCTTTTCCCCATTAGTTCAGGAAATGCATATTTTCTTGAATCGTATGATGATATAAAATCTGGTATTACTCCAGTATAATCATAACACGATTTTGATATTAATGAATTAAATCTTAATAATAAGCCAACGGTATTTATATTGTTTGATCTTAATAATGGTTCTTCTATTATTATTTTTTCAAAATCAAGATCAACGAATTTAACTAAAAATTGATTTTCAAAAATTTCTACTTTTCTAAATAATTCTTCAAGTTTATTTTCTGGTTTAGGTTTTACAATTAATTTAACATGTTTTAATAATATTAGTTTTCCTTCATTTCCAAGATTTTCAAAAACTGCAACACCAATTGTGCTGGTTGAAACATCAAGTCCCATTATATACTTTTTTTTATCCATTTCTTTAATAAATAACTTCTTTAAATGTGATTATTTTATTATCATATATAAATGTGAATATATACAAACCAACATTAAGTTTAAATGTAAATTTATCTATGTTTATATTTGATTTTATAATTAATTTACCGCTAATATCATAAACATAAAGAATGTAATTAACATCATTATTGGTTGTAATTTCAACAAATGAGTTCTTTTTTTTTATATTAAAAATAACATCATCATTATCTTTTTTATTAAATTTAAATGTTGTTAATTTATTAATATCACCATTAACATCTTTTTCATATAAAACATAATAATTTAAACCGTTTTTTATATTATAATCATTAAAATAATATTTATTTAATGTTCGTTTTTTTGGCGTTATTGTCCCATAATTAACTAAACCATTTATAAATTTATATATGTAATATTTTTCTATTGAACTTTCATCTGATGTTGAAAAATATAATGTTAAATAATCGCCATTATCATAAATTTCTTTTTCCAATATTTTTGTTGGTAATGGAAAGTCATATGTAATACATATTTCAATATAATCTATACATAATACATTATTATTTAAATTTGATTCAAATTTAACTTTTAAACCAAAATTTGAATCATTTACATCAGAAGGTGTCAATGAAAGTGAATTATCAGTATAAATTGTAGTATCATCAATACCATTATTTCCAATTATTGAACAACCACTTTCTTTTATTCCATTAATACCATTATTATATAATCGTATTTCTGATTTTTTACAACCATTATTTAATAACCAATAACCTTCTATTAATATATCTATGTTTGTTATGATTGCATTATTTGGGATTGAAAAATTAAATCCAACAAAATAACCATCTATCTTTTCCTTTTTATTTAATACTATACAATTATAATCATTGTCTGATGATGACAGGTTGTTACCTTGAGATGCTAATGAATTGTTAAAATCTATGCCTTTATTCTTAATATATATTGTTGGACTTGAACATACCACATTTTGAGAAAAACCATAAATGGATATAAATAATAATAATTGAATTATAAAAATTCTAATCATAGAACCAGTTTTATAGTAAAATAAATAAAGTCAAGTTTTGTTTTTTTAATTGGTTCACTAACTCTCCCAACTGCAATTACATTATCTTTTTCATCCAACAAATATATTGAAGTTATATAAGTATATTCATTTTCATTATATGTTGGATTTAATGAGGTATTAAAAGAATTTTGTTCTATTCTTATCGGTATAATGCATTCAACAGCAGATTCATAAGATGTTAATACTCCATTATGAGATGTACTTGATAAATTTAAATCGCTAACAATTGTCTGGTCTGTTATAACAACCAAACCGCTTAATAAATCCACATATCCTACAGGTTTATCTCTAACAATTCCTGAATTTGGAACATCTATATAATTATATAATGGTTTACCATGTTTTGAGTATGGATATATTTTGCCATATCCATCTCCCCATGATTTTGTAGGATCATTGTTTGGTGGTTGAATTTCATCTGAAAATAATAAAATTTTATATTCACCTAAAGCATTAACAACATTGTTAGAATCGTCATATAATTTATTGTCTAATAATTTACGTCTGGTAAGGTTGTTTTGAAGTGTCCCATATAATGTATACGTATTTAAATTTCCAAATAATTCTAATTTAATTTCACTACCCGATATAATATTTCCAAACTTACTATCATCTATAGATATTACAATAACATTATCAACATTCAAAAATTCTAATGCTGTATTATAATAACCACCACGTTTATAATCTAATATATAATAACTTTTTTGATTATCTGTCAATGGAAAATTTAAATATTGTAAAATACCAATATATTGGTTTGAAGTATTTGTTCTGTCAATTGATAAAAAAGAAAAATCTGAATTTGATAATGTTTGTGTAGGTATTTTTTTGTTTGTTTGAGATATTTTTATATCTTCTTCATTTAATTCTTGATAATATTTATCATCTTTATATTTTAAAATACTTTTGGGTATCTTATAATCATAAGCTGAATTATTGCTTATATTACCAACAAAATCTAATTTTCCAGATATTGATGGGACATACCCATTAGGTAATACTAAATCTGATGAATAATCAATTCCTTCATCAGATACTGCAAATTTTTTAATATCATTAATTGTATTACTTAACAAAAAATCTCTACCATATGAGGTAAGTCTTGTAACAATTGTTTTAGGTGGTTCTGTTATAAATCCCATAATATTTAATTTAAAAATCTATTGATAATTCAACCATTATTGTACTACCTGGTTCTAATTCTATTGGTTTACTTGTTTTACCCAACAGAACTAAATTTTGTTCATCATCATAAATACCAATTTCACTAACTCTAATATTAGTATCTAAATCACTTGACCATGTTTTATTTGTCGTTGCAATAAATTTATCTGAATTAATTCTTATATCAAAAATACTTTTAAAAATTGTAGCTCCAATATGAGTATTTATATTACCATAAAATATTCTTTCATCACCAAATTGCAATCTTTCAGGTTCTGTTAATAATGGCAAATCAAATAAATTAAACAAATTATATGTTGTAGCAGATAAATCAACCGTAGAATCAATAATAAAACCGTTTACTGTCGGGTCTTGAACTTCAATCAAATTCGGATCAATTGTTTCATTTGCATTAACTGTTATTCCTGTTGATGTGAAATCTGCAACCTTCCATGAAGAAGGATCTGGTCTATCATTTTCATCATCAACAATCTGATATAAAATTTTAAATTTATCTGCATAAAACCCAAGCCCATCATATGTTGGATATTCAATCTTTCTCATATATGGGAATAACTCCAAATCTTCAAAAGTAAATAACACATCTCTTGATGTTGATGTTTTATTGGTAATTTTTGTATAATATTGACAATGTAATGGTGTAGTATGTCCACTAGACATGGTATTTTCAAAGATATATGTTAAATACATTGTTTTATTTTGTTCTAAAACTCCAGTTGATGTTGGAGATGATAGATTTGCTTTCAATGGCGGTAATGTCCAATTTCTATTACTTTTATATGACATTGCCATAACAATTTCATCATCATCAATTACCACAAATTTTAATTTATTAAATACTTTACCAACAACTTTTGGTTCTTTATTTGGATCTATAAAATTCGGATTTTCAATTAAATCATAATATTCAATATTAGTATTTTCTATTGTTTTTACATCACCAGTAGATATAAAATACATACCCATTTCATCCCCTGTTCCGTTACCACCAGAAAAATATCTTCTATGATACATTATTGTAGGTAAATACAATTCAAAATGTTTATTATTATCATGGTCAATATTAAAATATTCACCATATACATTAGACAACAAATTATTGGTATAATGAATAATAGATATACTTTTTCGTACAGGGTCTATAATACTTTCACCATCACATTTAGGAGATGTGTCTATAAATGTATCAAAACAATTATAATTTAAAAATGGATATTTTTCGCCTAAATATTGATAAGAACCAAAATATTCATAATTTTCATGAGTGTTACCTGAATATCCTGCTAAATCTTCACACCATATATTATTCATGTTCCATATTGGAATATCCTTACAAGTTACTTCGGATATGGCGTCAAAAGATAATGTTCCACTATCCCAATAAGCAGTTGTGTCTCCACTATATATTGTTGAATAAAAATCGTTAGGATATAAATGATATTCCACATCAACACTTTCACCAGATAAATTAGGAAATGCCCTATCAACTTCTATTGTGTTTCCAGTAATACCTTCTATTTTATACCATAATGTTGGTGTGGGAGTAGTTGCATCTAATGGTTGTAATAATCCTGCTGTATCGTTTGTAAATCTTATTAAGATATAATCATTAACATTTGCATTACCATTAAACCCAGAATAAATTTTAGTACCGGTAAACCCAGAAGCTGGTAATATTCCATACTCCATTTCATAAGACGAACCACTTAATATATTCCAACCACTTGTAGTGTCCCCAGTAAAAAAACCTCTTTCTTTAGCTTTGTTACTAACAACTAATTTTAATGTTTTAAATTCATCAGTACCTATTTCATTAAAAGGATTTAAAGAGCTATTCCCATCATATACATAAGATACGAAATCATTGTTATCATCAACTGGTCTTAATAATTTTGTAGTTGCAGATAATGTAACATCAGATGTGTTGTTTTCTACTAAAAATTCTCTTTCATAATTTATTTCAGAATCTCCAATAGCCCAATATTTAAAGTTTAAATTTCCAGATGCGATTCTTTCTCTACCCTTTTCTGTTAACTTTGTGCTAATATATGGGTCTGAATTGTTTATTATAAATGACATAATATATTTTTTAGTTTTCTTTTTATTTTAATATTTTTAATTATTTAAATAGGTTCTATACTCTGTAATATAAATATAAAATTTGTATTTTTTTTGTTATATAAAATTAATATGAATTTATTGCATTTGACATTATTGTTATTTTAACTGTATCACTATTTTTAGTTCTAATTATCTTATCTCCATTAACTGTTTCATGTATTTTTTTATTTACAACTCTATAATATAAAATATCACCAATTGAACCACTTACCAATAATTTGGTATTATATCCACTTTTACCTTTAACATATGGTATTGAATCTGTATATAAAATATTATTAAATGAAATGTCATTAGATACTTCCACAACAAATTCACCGCTATCTGTATCTATAGGTCTTGAAACATACCATGATATTGTCGGGGTATTTGTATATACTTCTCCTACATATTCTGGTGCTTGTACATATATTACATTTATTACATCATTAGGTAATAAATTACCTTCTAATATAATCCTTTTAGGGTTGGATATTGATTGATAATAATCAATATTATTTGATAATGTAACACCGTTTAAGGTTACAATAATATCGTTTGGTGATATTGGATAATATTCAATAAATATTTCGTATTTTGACGTGTCTGTATTATAATATACTTTATTATCACCTTCCATATTTGTTTGTCCAGAGGATATTGGATTTGGTGCTATAATGGTTTCGCTATATGGTGAATTTAATGATTGGTTAGACACATATACCAAAGTAACTACATCTCCCTCATATATGGTATCATTAAATGTTATTGTGTTAGATGAGAAGGTATAATCATTGTCTTTAGACAACATCAAACCATTTAAATAAACCAAAACATCACCATTTATCTCATTATTTATTATAATTGATGTTTCACCCTCTTCCATTATTTTCGTTGTAGAATAAAGAGAGCCTGTCGAAACGTCTTCATCAATTGTATTTTTGTTAAATAATGGCTCTAATGGTTCAACAATACCCACAAAATATAAATCTCTTTCCTTAGTATATAAACCATATTCTTTTCCATTTTTATATTTATCAGTAATTAACCTATCCCCAGTTAATGAAATTATTTTATTACAATGTGGTATATCATAATAAGATTTTAATAAATAATCACCATCAAAATCTAATTCTTCACCACTTAATTCTACAGTTAAAACACCAGTTTTATATATTTCTGATGCTAATACATATTCTGATGTATATATTGGTATTTTATTAAATTGTTTACTATCTTTATTGTATTTATATATTTCAAATTTATATTTTGAATCATCAATAAGATATTGACTTAACGGAAATTGTAAATCAAATGTAATAGTATCAGATTTATTGTCTATAATAAAAACATTTGAATCATTTTCTGTTAATGAACTGAATGAATAGTTTAACCAACTATTATCACTTAAAATGCAAGAATTATTACTATTATCAATTATTTCAGGTAATAAATTTATGGAGATGTAAGAAACCCCATTTGGTTTTTCAATATATATTAAACTACCATCAAAATAATAATTATAACCCAAAGTTTTAAAACCACGACTTAATGATAATTTAATTGTATTTTCAGATGGAGTTCCTGTAAAAGTATGAGTTGATATTGTGCCACTTAAAATATTATTATCATCTTCTAACACATAATTATATTTTGTTTTAGTTACGGCAGAAACTGGGATTGAACAACCGTTTAAACCATAAAAAATTCCAGATGTTTCGGAAGAAGTTACGATACCGCTAAATGATAAATTGTTTATATCATCACTATCCCATCCTTTTATAATTTTATATAACTTGTCAGAAGTTATTATTGGTTCAATAAATGAGCAAATTTCAGAACTGGTATTAACTGTGTTTATTTCTATATTTTTATTAAAGATTCCTGTCTTATTATATATTTTTTCTTGAAATCTCATTAATAATCAATTTTATATTCAATGTATTTTATTCCATTGTTTTTATTAACTAATTTATAATCATAAAAACTAATAGCATTTTTTAATTCAATCCCATTCTTTTCAAATGACATTATTTTAAAATATCTACCATAACCAACATCTCCAGATAGCGATTCTCTATAATCAAGTTCACTATCTATTGTTTCTAATATTTTACTTTCTATTTTTTTTATAAATACAGCCATTATATTTGTGTATTTGAATCAATAGTTATTATTTTATTAGATGTACAATTGTTGGTATCTGTAACAGTTACTTCTATTTCAATAGAATCTGATTGAGTTATTTCAGTAAATGATGTTCCACTAATAGTAACAGTTTCATTATTTTCAGTGCCACTTACAATTTCCCAATCACTAAAGTTTCCTGTTTTTGAATTTATTGACCAATTAAATGAATATGGTGCTGTACCTCCGACATATGTTGGTGTTAAATCAATGCTACCATTTGATATATCTGAATTAATTTTATAATCAGATATTAATAAATCGCATTCATTTAAAACCCCTTCACCATTTTTCAATATTCTAATTTTTCCGATAAATTCAGAACCAACATTAAATTGTTTAATGTTTATTTCTTCACATATGCTTGGTATTTCTTTTTCTTCATCACAAACATCTATAATTTTTCCATCATAAACATATGTGGTAACACCAGTAGTAACACCTGTTAAACTACTTGGATATTCTACATAATCACTTTCTTCACATGTAAAAATTGTATATTTTTTATAATTAAATTTAGGTGAATCAAAAAATCCGTTTCTATATTTTATTACAGAGTTCCATATTGCAGTGGAAGGCATTACTTCCTCAACTAAATCAATCCAATTATTATTAATTTTATCAATAATTTTTTCAATACTTTCATAAGTAAATGCATTACTTTCCACAGTTCCAGAAAAACTATTTAAATATCTTTCATATAACAATTTAATGGTTGGATATGATTTTATTGTTTTCCTATTCCTAACATCAATTAAATTGGATATTATGTTTTCTTTAAATTCATAAAAATTAGTTATATCATTAATTTCAAATTCCAATAATTTGGATAAATCAATCCCAGAATCTCCACAATATCCTTCATTACATCCATTACAATCAGATGCTATTAAATCAACATCATCTCTTATTATTTTTGTACATTTAAAATCATTCGGATCACAAGTGTCCAATGAATAACCAGTAGGACAAGAATATCCGTTAACACTACCTAACTGAAAATAATCATTTATATAGTCTTTTGTGCTAAATACTGTTACTCCAGATAACTCTGATTCGCTTGTCATTCCAGATAATTGATCTATTGTAGCATCATATATTTCAGCACACATTCCAGCAATAGAAGTTACATTATAATATTCCATTTCAATAATATTCTTACCACTTTTAAGATAATATTCAAATATCCAAACATGTTGCATAAAAAGTGATAAGTTTGGTGATGTATATGGTGCTAATCTTGAATGTGGTAATGAATCAAATACCAATTCACCATTTATTTTTAACCTAAATCTATCATCCGCAGACAATGCAATATTATATACACCAGTTTTTGGTAAATCAATACAAAAAGAAAATCCAATCCATTCTTGAGTTGGGTTTCCTTGTGCTTTTATTCCAGCAGCGTTTAATCTACCGTGATTAACTGATAACCCATCTCCCCATAAGGAATTTCTTATTGTGGGTGGTCCATAATAAGTACTACCAGTTCCAGGTCCACCAACAACAGCATTTACAACTTCAAGATTTCCATCAACCACAAAATTAGTTCCTGAATAAGAACCTGCTTGACCTGTATATCCACTAAATTTTAATGGTTTTGGTCTTTCTGTTATATTGCCTAAAAAAACTGCACCATAATAATTATATTGTGAATATTTATCACCATCAACTGCAAGATATGGGGTCCCATTCAATGTCGGGTCTGTTGATTCAATATATAAACATTCTGTTTTTTCAGGGGATAATTCACCAACAATACATCCAGGCTTATATCCCAATGAACAACCGATTAAATCATTATTTTCCAAAACATAACAATATAAATCATATTCAATACCATTAGCCCCACATAAAACCAAATCAATCTCTTTACTGTTTAGAATTTGTTTCTCATTGTTTAATGTATATTTTGTCTCTCTATTTATAAAATCATAATCTCTTATTGTTTTAATATCAACATCTACCCAAGATTTTTTGTTATCAACAGTCTTTTCTAATTCAAACCCAATACATTTACTTATAAAATTTGTAGTACTATTATCTACTAAGCATTTTTTTTCAATAACAACTTTATCTATTAAAATGGAAATATCAATATTTGAATTATAAACTTTTAATGATAATTTTATTTTATTATTTTTAATTTTATCAATTATTCCTTTATCTGAAATTTTAAATGTTTTACTAATCCATTCAGAATTTAATGTACAATCCTCTAAATATTTACAATTTTCACCTAATTCATTTTTTATACATGATTTTACATTCTTAATACAATTAGTATCTCCTGTTAATAATATTCCAGTTTCACAATTGTCTATAATATATTCTGAAAAAATACCAGTATTTATTATTTCTTCTTCATATACTTCTTCTACTACATAATTTCCTATAGGTGTTTCCCCTTCATTTGGTTCTCTATATAAATCTACTGTTGATGATATTTTTATATCATTTAAAGCCTCTAAACAATTATCATAATTCAAAATATTATTACAATCTATAGAAACCATAAAATCAAAAGAAATTTCCAAATAACAATCTTCATTTTCATCAACATCGAACAAAGAACCATCGTTGTATGTAGAGTTTACATTTATTTTATATGGAAAATTATTTGAAACATCAGACCAATAACACCTACCAGTAGCTTCATTCCAATTTTTATTTAATGAATTACAACATTCTTTACCAATGGGATTATTGTTGCCATCTGAATCAATTCCATAAACAATCCCATCTTCACCAAAAGATACTGTTTCTATAATATTTCCAAATATGTCTTTACAATCATTTGCCATACTACAAAATTTTATAATGCTGCATTACCAGTACTTGATTTACATCTTGTTATTCCAAACTCATCCGTTTCATAATTATATCCAAAGTAAGAACAACATTCAGGAGTAAATTCTTCTCTTCTTGTTCCAAAAATGTCAATAAACGTTATATAACCCGTGTTTGGATCAGTAGAATAATAAGTATAATGTTTACAATCCAAACTACAAACGAAATTACCACCACCAGTATTACCAGCTATAAATCCATTAGAATTACAACAATCTTGTGAAACAAATTCTGTTACATTTTTTGTTGAATTATCTATCCAAAATACTAAACCTTGTTCATCTGAACCATATGCCACATAATTTCCACAGGATGGTGGTGGTTCTCCGCTCCCATCTCCATCTTGATTAACAACAACAGTATCGTCTACACAATAATCAACTCCTTTTACATTTGTTACTGAATAACCTTTAGCTGTACAACATTCCGAAGGAATTGAATCATAACTATTTTTATATATATCTACAAAAGTTACAATACCAGTATTCGGATCTACACTGTCAACAGAATATTGATTACAAGATAATTTACATCTTATTCCTGCTTTTTGAGTATAATCAACATCAAATCCATACTCTCCACAACATTCAGCATTAATAACATAATTTGTTGTTGCTTTATTTGTAGTATCCATAAATAATATAATTCCATCGCTACTTACATCACTTGGTACTAATGTTCCACATTTTGAACCTGTTAATGTTGAAGTATCTATACAATAATTGCCATTGTCATCACTAGCAGAACTATATCCACCATAAGAACAACATTCACTACTAATATATATTGTTGTGTTACCTAAAGGATCAACAAACGTAACCACACCTGTTTCTTTATCTACGGATACTGGTTTATAAGAATCACAACCAACATAACAATATGTTTGACCATTATCAACAAATGTTAAATATCCATTTTTAGAACAACATTCACTACTATCAACTATATATGTATTTGTGTTGTTTTCATCAACCCAAATAACAAAACCTTTTTCATCAATTGATGATGGAGATAATCCACTACAAGGTCCAGTAGGTATCATATTTTCATCCCACCAACAAGAAGTATCACTTTCAGCAAAATATGTAAATCCCAAAACTTCACAACATTGTGGATTTGATATAAAAGTTGTGTTTGTACCATCATATAAATTAAATATTACATAACCATTTGAATCAAACGTGAAACCAGTATATGGACAATCATTTACACCTTCACTTATATCTTCTTTTTTTGTAACAACATCTATTTTAATAGACCTGTCTATTGAACCAGTTTCACACCCACAATCCGTTGTTTCCACAGTTGGCTTCGGATCATCTATTATTTCACCGCTTACCAACACAACATCAGATAAATCAACACCATCTGTATTAACTACATCTAAATATACATCTGTTGATGAAGTATCATTTACATATCCACTATTATAATTTACAAAAATATTTTGAGAATATTCTTCAATATCCTCATTTTTTATCATTACTGGAGAAAAATCATTTATTAAACATCTCAATTTTTCAAAATATTTATAACCACCATCATATTCTCCCACATGGGGGTTATTACCTTCAAGTATATTAAAATTTGTATTATCTCCAGCAGTTTCTCTATACCATAAACCATTATTTTGGAAATAATCGTCAATTGAATCTGATTTTAATTTAGGGTAACCTTCATCATCAACAAAATAATCATTTAAATCATCGTTTAATTTTAATTCAGATAAAACTTTTTTAAAAGTATCAATATCTATTTTATTTTTGGCTTTATATACATATTCGTTAAACTCAATTAACCCTCTTGGTATCCCAAAAAAATCTAATATAAAATCAATTGCTTTTCTTGTTCCTTTTGATTTCCACAACCAACTACTATTTAATATTAATCTTCTCCAAAATTCAATTTCCTTTTCTTTTAAAGTATATCCAACCGAATGTCCAGAAAATTCAGGTTCTTCTCTATTAAACAAATAATTTAATAAATTATTTTCATTTGAAAAGTTAATATTATAAAATCCAAGAGCTTTTGATATGTTTTTTATAAATTTATCGGGAACATTATCTTTTTTATTATATGTAACAGTATAAGCATAAGATATGGAATCAATATATCTTTTTATTTTATCAAATTCAACACCATAAATGTTTAATAATTTATTTATTTTTTGACTTTCTGAAATTATTACTTCACCATCACAAGTTCTTATACTATCAAATTCAGTTATAGATTTTGGTACTAAAAATCTTTTTATTAAATCTGTTTTAAATGAATCATAATTTTCTGAAATCTCCATTAACTTTTTAACATATGAAATATATTCAGGAGAATCATAGTCAATATTATACCCATCACTTGTATTCCAAGTTAATTTTTCTTTACTTCTAATTATTCTACCATCATTTGACCTTTTTAATATATTAAATTCTGCTGTATATTTTGGAATTGTATGCCTATTTAATAAGGTAGCTTCAAAATCATTTAATGACATGAAAAATTTATCTATTTCCACATCATTTGGTCTTATATGATAGTTTAAGGTATTATTTATATTTCCATCATTAATATTTCCTTCAACCTCAAAATATACATAACCAGATGATGCATCACTTGATCCTGTAAACGAAAGAATTTTATATGTTTTACCACTATAATCTACGACAAATTTACCATATGATAATTTAAGATTTCTTAATTCATTATTTTCATTATACTTAGCTAATGGATTGCCATTTTCCAAATAACTTATTAAAAATTTATTTGATATTGCCCCGACATTTATTTTAAAAGTAGATTTATTAGTAGTTATATCATAATTATAATCTTCTATTGTTTGATATGTTTGATTAGTAAAATCATTGGTGTTTTTTATATATAAAGATGCAGGATAATTTATTATTATATTTTCCAATGAAACTCTTACCATTTCAGCCATTGAGCTGAAATAAGAATAATTTGTTAATATTGAATTATCGTAATTTAATTTTACTGAAGAAAATTCATTATTTACTATCTCAATTGACTTCTCATCTAAATTAATATCACTTAAAGTTACAAAACTGCTAAATTTCCTTGTAAGATATTGTTTTTCAGTCTTTTCAGTAGGTGATGGGACAATCAAAAAATTTCCAAAAGTAAACAAAGATTGGCTTTCTTTTGATGATATTTGGTTTCCGACTAAATCGTCAGAAAAATTTCTATATTCTATACCATCATCAAAAAAAACTCTTTGTGCGTATCCTACTATTTTTACTTTTCCCATTACCTATTAAACATTTGTAATATCATCAAAACCTTTATTAAAGTCAATATCTAATTTTTGTTCTTTAACTTCAAACAATGGTTTTCCTGTAAATTCATCTTTTATTTCATATAAATTATATTGTCTATAAATCTCATTGTCAAAATTATATATTGTATATATTCCATCTTCAAGAGATTTAGTTTGATTTCCATATAAGGCATATGCCAATGTTTCAATATCATGTTCAACTATTTCAACTTCAAGAAGTAATGGGTTAAAATATGTATTTGTTATTATAACATCTTGATTAGGATTACCAATAAAAGGAACTGCATTTGGCTTTACATTACTTGTAGAAGAAGGTGTTAAAGTACAAAACACCAATGAAGAACTATCATTAAATCTATACCTTATTGCTTTTTGGTTGCTATTTGTTAAATTTTGATTTACTGGTTCACATTTATTATTACTTGTAACAATTCTAAAAAGATTTGGTATTTTTAATCCTTCTCCATTAAGGTATTCTATTCTAAATCCAACCAAATTACCATTTTGGAATTTATTCACAAAATTATTTGGTATTTCATTTAAATCAAATACTAGACCTTTAACATTAGGAGATGTTGCTAATACTCCACAATCAACAATTCTTGTTCTTATTTCTGCTGGTCTTATGTAGATATTATAAATTCCAATAGCATTAAATATTGTGGTTGGTATTTTCAAATCATATAAACCTCCCATTAATTCAATACCATTTCCATTGGGGTTTTCTATTTTTGATAAAACTTGATCCCCAGATAATTTTGTTATTGTAGGACTTTCTGTAGAGGTTCTTGATGGTGTATAATATACAATAACCTCAACGTCTGTTAACTCAACGTCTGCTGGTCTTACTGTTCCAAATGTTCCTGTTGCCATATTTTTATGTTTTATTTATATTAAAAAAACCGTTACCAAATAATTCTAAATGTTCTAAACTCTTAACATCTACTAATGATAAGTGATATTCAAATACACTATTCTCACCTCTATCTATAAATACATCACTTTTAACTTCTGGTTCTTCACTTATATTCATTAAATATTCTTCTTTAAAAATTGCTTTAATATCTGTATTTGTATCGTTCCAACCTTCTGATTTGTATCTTATTATTGTTGTTCCATCATCAAGTTTTACCAGTCTAAACCCACCTTTTTGTTGGTCAGTTCCGATATTTGAATCATCATTGGCATCAATAACATATTCTATTACATCACCACTTATTGAAATAACTCTATTTACACCGTTTATTAAATCATTTTTATAATTATAATAAACTTCTTTTTTAACATCGAAACCAACAATATATGGTGAATTTGATTTTATTGTTCTTACTTCAGATAATCTACTCTCACTTGTTAATGCTATTTCATCACCTTCAGCAAAATATTTTTGCGGCGTTGAAAAATCTATTCTAGTATCACCTGTAAAACCACTATAATTAAAAACATATATTGGATTGTTAAAAAATCCAAATGTAATACCACTTTGAGATAACTTATCAATTAAAACATCATAATTTACTTGTGTTGTTAAATAATTATCATGAGAATAATAACCAACATCATTTATATTTTGTGTTAATAAAATTTTAAATGTTACATATTCTTTATCAATTGAACCATAAAATCCACCACCCTCACGAGTGATTAAATCTTCTATTGATATTTTATAACGTTTTATATCCATTATTTAACTTGAACTTCGTATAATTCAATAATATATTCATTATTGGAATATGTTATATTATTTGAATATGTTTCATCAATTAAATAATATAATTTATTATTATCTTCTTTTAAAGTAAATTTCATAAATAATGACTTGTTTATTTCATTTATTTCAAGTTTCGTATTACTTGTAGATAAATTTTTTGTTTTACCATTTGATGCATTATTCCATGTTGCTCTCATAAATAAATCCAATGGTAAATCTTTTTTATTATATAAAATATAATATCCATCAGATAATAAATCACTATTTTTACTTGAATCACCAACAATAAATCTTATTGGTATTTGTTGCAATGGTTTTGGTTTATTTGAATCCAATGCTGATGACAATACTCCTTGCTGTGGTTTAATAATATCTGAATCATATAATCTGCAATATATTATTGTCTGAAATAAAAAGTTTTGATTTGTTACATCATCACTATCAAAAAACATTAATCTTAAAAAAGAACGTTTAAATTTGTTTTTATTATATCTTAAATCCCCATATGTAAACCCTTCAATGTCATATGTGGTGTGGTTTATTAAATTACCATTATCGTCTAATAAATTTAAATAATACGATATTTTATCTACATCACCATTATTATTTGTTGGTATAAACCTATATTTTTCATAATCAACAATAGGATTTATTGCTTTTTCAACTTCTACTGAAATAAAATCTTTTTCCAATATTTCAGCTTGACCATACCAATCTTCATTTTGAATTATTGGTATTTTAAAGTTTATATAATCGCTTTTTAATTTATTTAAATTTAATTTATATCTATTTAACATATTTCACTGCTTTTATTTACTTTAAATTTATCACTTAATACATATCCTCTTGGATCAGATGGAAACTCATCTGAATATAACCCATATAATCCATTAGGGTCTTGTCTTTTTAATAATAAACATATTTTTTTATGTATATAATGCCTTCCATTTATAAATGGGTAATCTAATGGTTTATTGCTAGTGTCAGATATACCTAAATCTAATAAATCTCTCCATAACCATCTACCATCTCCCAAGTCCTCAGCATAATCAGGTATTCCATATGTAGATTCATCACCTTGTTCCACATAATTTGAAAATTCTCTAATTTTAATTAAATGATGAGGTTTATAATAATATCCTTCATATCTTGGTGATACAGTAATTGAGCTTTCAGCACCTGTAAGATCAGTAATAGTTCCACCAAGTATTCTATTATTTGTGTTAAATCTATGCATAACTTCAGCCAAAACAGTTTCTTTAACCTCAAACCTGTTATATTCTACAATATCACCAAAAAAGTGTGTGTTACTTATATCTACATTTGTTTCTAATGACACATGTGGAATTGGTGATGAACCATTATGTATTCTATGTATATCAGGTATTATATTTGGAAAATTTATCATTGATGGTATATATGGTGCTTCAATACCAGATTTTATTTCCGTAAACATATCACCATTACCATCATTAAAATTACTTCTTTTTTTTATGAATGTAAAATATAATTCTGAAATTGGTCTGTTTAAATTATCTCTTATATTAGCTAAATCAATATCATAATTTAATAAAAAATGATAATTTACATCATTAAAAATATTTTTTGAAAAAGATAATTTATTTATTAAAAATTTATCAGTATCAACATATCCGTTAACTATTGGTATTTTTTTAAACATTCTGGCATAATATGTTGATTCCTCACCTCTAAAAATTCTAACCATTCTTGAGTTGTTTGATATTTCACCACCTTCCATCTCAATTGAAAAGAAATAATCACTAAGTTCATTTTTTTCATTTCCTATTTTAAAAACAGTATAAATACCATCTTTACTATTATCAAGTAAATTTTTCAATCTCACAGTATCTCCAGGTAATAAATTATGTTTTATTGGCGTTGCAAATTGATATACTGTTTTCCCACCTATCTCTAATTGTGTTGATTCAATAATTATTATTCCACCATCAATTAAATCAATTGTTTTGTTATAATCGGGATATGTGATAGCCAAATCCCAATTTGTTGGATTTATTTCAAAATGATTTCTAGATGGATACATGTCGTTCCATTTACAACCATCTGTTGATCCTATGTTTGGGTCTAGATAACCAAACCACCCATCAACTTCTTTTAAATTTTGTTCTATTGCTTCTTTATAAGTAATATCTTCTTCCTCATCAAAATCAACTGTATTTGGTGGGTATGACCTATCCCTAAAATAGGGATTAACCATAAAAGTCTCAAAACTATTATCACCAGTAATGTTCATTAAACAATTTGAAAATATTGTTGTTACATCAAAAGTAAACCTATATTTATATGATTCTTGTCTTTCTTTATTAAATTGTTCACTTTGACTTATTATTTTATTAATTTCAGAATATGGTAATAATTTTGATTTTGAAGATAATATAATTTTGTTCTTTTTGCTTATATCACTTTTTTCCTTTGATTTTGAACTTTCAAATATGTATTTAAATTTATTTTCCATTATACAATTATACTTACTGTTTCTGAACAGCCGTTATTATCAGTTACTTCTACAGTATAAGTTCCGATTGAATTTGGTGTATATGTATCACTACCACCAGAATAAATGTTTTTACTATATACTTGATTATTACTACTGTCATATATTTTTACCACATACGGTGCTTGTCCACCACTTGGGGATATTGTTATATCTCCACTACTAGTAGTAACACCTGGAGATATTGGACCAGGTTCATTTATTGGTATTGTAGCATAGATTTCACATCCATTATCATCTGTTATTGTAATTTCATATTCACCTGGTTCCAAATTATCAAATACTACAGGACTTCCATTAAATGTTTCGGTTTGACCAAAATCAAACACAATTGTATATGGTGGAACTCCTCCTGTTATATTACTTATTGTTATTGTACCATCATTATTACCATAACAGGTTACATCTGTAAATGTAATAGTAGGAGAAATTTGTTGTGGTTCTGATATGTTTACTGTTTGAGTTACTGTTTGATTTAAAGAATCTGTTGCTGTTATTGTATATGTTCCACCTTCTAAATCATATAAATTTGTATTTGAACTTGAAAAACCATTTGGTCCAGTTATAGACCAAGTTATAGGTGGATTACCACTTGTATAATCTAAATAAATTTCACCATCATTAGCTCCATAACACGTTATATCTGTTTTTTGGACATCAATAATCAATTCATCAGGTTCTATTATTGTAACTAATGCTGGAGAACATTTTACAGAATTATTATTAACATCATAAATATTTACTTCATAATTTCCTGCTGGTAAATTAGTGAATGTATAAGAATTACTATTTGAAACTGTAGTAGTATTTATTATGTTACCATTATTATAATCTTTTAATTCTAATGTATATGGTCCACCATCACCACCACTAATATCTGTAACAATTATTTTTCCATCATTTAAACCATGTTTGCTTATATTAACTGGAGTTAAAAAACAATATAATGGTAGCCCACCATTTATATAATAAGAATATGTAAATACCTTACCATCACTTGTAATTATTTTTAAAACATAAGTACCTTCACATAAATTTGATATATTTTGTGAAGTTGATGTAAACCCACCAGGTCCTTCCCATGAAATATCATAAGAACCTGAACTATATATAATTTCTAATGAAATTGAACCATCACAAGAAGTTGATGAAGTTGCATGATTTATATCTGCATTAACAGTTATATTGGTTTTATTTTGACTCTTACAATCATTAAAATATTTTTCTTTCATTAAATCCAATGCACTTTTTCCTGGTCTTAAACCGAAATAAAAATAAAATGAATTTGATGGTTGATTTATAATACCTATTTTAACACCTCTGTATAATTCATAAGCAACAGAATTAAACAATGCATGTTTATTGCTATCAGTAAAGTTTAATAAATCAATGCCTGAATTTGGTTCATTAAGTAATGCAAAATAATCTCTAATCAATAAATCATCAACATCACAATTATCAATAACTCTATCTATGCCCATACTTCCATTACACCCTAATTTTGGTGGTTCGTCTGTTCTATCTTCATCAAGACCTACACCAATTTCACAAATTCTTTTAATATTCTCACAGGTTCTTGCATTTGTTTCAATACCTGTACATGTTAAATTAAAAAACAAGGAATCTGCTATATCATTGCTTGCTGAATCATAACCACTAACTATAACTTTATTGCCATCATATTCATCTAATAAATCAGGTGTTTTATATGATGTTATATTTAATCTGTCATGTATTTTTAATATATTTTGCCAATCACAATCATACATACTACCTAATATAACTAAATCAGTAGCTAATAATTTATAATTATCATTATGTGATATTGGTGAATAATATAAAGTATCGTTATGTTTATTTATTAGTCCATCTCTTATTAAATCGCTTAAATTTGAATCCGCACCATCTGATGTACAAGTGTCAACTAAATAATTATTTCTACATTTATTATCTCCTATGTTATCATTATTACCATCTACACCATCACCATAATCACTACAATTATTTTCACAAAACTTTTCTTTACCCTTTTTATTTTTCTTATACTTGAATAAAGGAAAATATAATACCCCATTTACCCAATCATTATAAAAATCAAATTTCCACACATCTAAAATTTCTGCTAATTGTATTGATAAACAAAATGCCCATCCAGCGTCTTTTTTGGGAGACGTTTCATTTGCACCATGTCCTGGATGTCCATCATCAGGATAATGTTGTGGTTTGTCGTCTGTATTTCTGTATGGGGATATTTTATCCGAACTCTTTTCACATCCTGGACCATAAGTTTCATCATTACATTTTACTATAATACACCCTATATAATCAATATAATCTTTATTACAATCACAATCACATGAATTGTTACCACCACAATCACAATTAGCATCTCCTATACAAGCCTTTTTTTTACAATTGCATTTTTTACTACCACTTTTAATTGAACAAGCAAGTTTACCAATGAACCATATTACTTTACAAATTACTTTTAATATATCATTTATAACTTTAAAAACAGAGTTTATTATTTTAAAGATAACAGAATTTAAAAAGACAATAATAAATGATATTATCTGTATTATAATACAAAGTATTAAAAACAATGGGTTTAATTTTGAATCTATCCTATTAAACGGAAATGGATTTGCTGTTCCTACACAATCATCAACATCTTTTATACCAATAAAAGTTCTTTTATTATGACCTGATGTGGCTTGAAATCTTGGTATAAAATTTTTAACAGTATATATTTTATTCCAATATAAATCTCTAAAATTTTCTTCTTTTGTTTCTTCATTAAAATTGTAATCAACATCATTTATGGTATTAGGATTATGTGGAACTAAATAAGATGCTCTTGTTCTTAATCTACCATCACCACCATCCATATCCAAACCAACTTTAAATCTAACCTTTGCCCTTGTAGGTATTCCCTTATTCGGCGATTCACTTGGAACTAATTCACCAAATTCATTTGTTACCATATAATCCAAATTCATTGGAACTTGGAAAGCCCAAACACCATCATCATTTATAACCCTTCCACCATCTATTGATATTTCTTCAACACCACCATCAACAGTTTTTCTTAAAATATTTATACTTCCAGGTGTAGTGGTCATATCACATATATAACCTGTTTTTTTTCTTGGTCTGCACCTTTTATTTACTGAATTTTTATGACTATCTGTTATTGCAGAACCAATAAATAAAGCACTTGGTTGTATTTTTATTTTTGTATCGAAATCAATTCTTGTTATACCGATTTCACAATTTGATTTATCACCCCAAAAAGGAATTACATTTACAGAAGTTATATTTGATTTGAATTGAGGTAATGTCAATAATTCTTTTGAGCTTTTAAATTGAGTTGTACCTTCAAAAATTTCTTTTGGTGAACCTTCCCTTATTAAATCATAAGGTCTTTGAGAATAAATTCCAATATCTGATATGTCAACGTTAAAAACAATATTATGTTCCCCTACAGGAACACCAAATATCATAAAATCACCAGCTTCATTTGTTACGGAAGTATATTTATAATATTTACAATATACATCAGAATATTTATCAACATCCAAAATCTCTCTTTTATCGGGGAATGAGCCTATTGGAGTATGACATTCAAATTTTTGATTTTTTGGTAACAAATTATATATGATTCCATCATCATTCTTATCTAAAGGGGTTTCATATGGATAAAGTTCTTTTATTTCATCATCCAAATCATCATATTCAGATGCCTTTACAAATATAGAAACTTTTGCATTAGGAACACCAACACCACCATTCATTATCACCCTACCAACTACAACACCATAATCTGAACAAAACCTTCTATAAGCCTCATTTTGAGAAATATTAAGAGATAAAATTTGTATAAAATCAAAATCTTGTTCAATATTTACTCTAATACTAGAACTTTTAAAACTATTTGGTGTTGTTCTTATTCTTATGGTTTTGTCCATTAAACTTTTTTTTATTCAAATAATTTAGATGGTGAAAAATCAAATTTAACCTCATCATTCAGTACAATAGTAACAAATAATGAATAAAAAATAAATCCGATTGATAATGGTAAGAATATTATTATAGAAAATGGTGTTAAAATTAAATATAATAATATTCTTATGAATAACATATAAGTAAATTTAATTTTACTTTCTTTTTTATCAATTAAATCAATATTATTCAAATTAGAATTTATATTTTTTTTCTTTCTTTTACAGCTTTGACATCCCATAATTATAATTTTATAAATTATTATTTTACTCTTACTTTAATATCAATTTCTGGGTATCTTATTTCAAACATGGCATTAGGTTCACCAAACAATGTATATTCACCCAACATATCAATTTGTTTTTTTTCTTCATCAATATATGGTTGAGCAATTTCATCCATTGAATATTTCCCTTCACCAACTTTATTAAATGCTCTAATGTCCACAATATTTAAAACCCCATTTATATTATTTATTCTTTCAATAAGTTGGGATATATATATGTTTTCACCCATATAATGTTTATTTATATCAAAATAGTTTTTCACCTCATTTATTGTTTTAGAAATAATTTCAGTTTGTGGAACATTTTTATCAATAAACAAATCAATTTCAAAGGATAAATTTATTACTTTACCATTTTTCACAACCACATAATCATTTATCATTCTAAATTCTGATAAATATCTTGAAATATTTTCTTTAATTGTGCTAGATATTTTTGTGCTTAATTTACCACTTGAATTTAATGTTAAAATATAAACAGCAATTTTATTTTGTTCTTCAATAACATTAACTCTAAACGGAACACCAAATTCACCTGGCATTAAAGATATTCTTACCAGATAGTCTTTTAATGTTACACATCTGTTTTGAGAAGAAAAGTTATATTTAATTAGATTTCTTATTTCTTCATGAGACATTTCATCTTTACCACCAATTGCAGGAATTGGATTATTTACTTTTAATGAACGCTTAACTAAATTATTGTCTGATTGATTTGGTCCGTTAACAATAATATCAGCACTTACTACAGAATTTATTGTATTTGGACCAACGTTTGAAGATTTTCCACCACCAACTCTATATTTAACAAAAATTGTTTTATTTGGTGGTGGTATTTCCCCAAGTGATTTGTTATTTATAATATTGCCTATTTTATCAATTAAAGATTTATCATCATAAAAATCACACATATTGCTTACATCAACATTCCCCCCACCAAAAATCAATTTCATAAATCCATTATCTGTATATTCGGTAATGAATTTTTTTGTTATTTTTTTCCACGTACCATTTTTTATTCCAGCTTCAGAACCAGAAGAGGTGTTAGTATCTTCAACAAATACCAAACTTTCAGCTAACGAATCAACTTCATACCATTTCAAATCTTCATCATAAAATTCATCTGATGAAGGTAATGTGTTAAAGTTAGTCCCATTTTTTATAATAACAGATTCTACCGATAATACATCTTTTTCAGGTAATAATAATTCCATAAATGGAACAACATCTTCAGAAGTAATTACTTTTTTAAAAATTTTAGTTACACCATTTACAATAAATTCTCTTTTGGTTAAAGTATAATTTATTAGATTTCCATTTGAATCAAAATTTGGTATAACTAATCTATTTGGTATCCCACCAGTAGTAAAAGGTGAAGCAAAATTAATATCATTTAAAACTTCAAATATTTTACCGTTTCCAGACACCTGCGCCCCGCTTTTTATTACAGGAGCATATCTTATATCAAATTTATCACCATTAACAGGTACAGTAACAGAAAAATCTGCAATAGTAACAGATGGTCTTTTTCCAGGAATTTTTACACCAAATGTTCTTGCAATTGAAAGCAATGATTTTTTTTCTTTTGCGTAATCTATTTGTGTTTCTTGAAACATTCTATCTGTATGGAATGATAACATATCTGCAACCGCAGCATTTAATTCAAGAAACAACATACCAACAGAAGAATCGTTAAAATCATTCAATATATCAGGATAATATTGTCTAATGAAATCAACAAGTTCTGAACGTATTGATTGAAAATCTCTATTATAATAATTTATTTGTTTTGACATATCATAAATTTTTCATTGAATTTATTATGTGAACTTCTTATTTTAAATATAATCAAAAATATTTTTATGGATATTTATATTGTAGGTGTTTAATTAATATTTTTTTCTGAAAATTAAAATAAATTACTATAACTTAATATAATATGGCAGGTGAATACATTAATGTAAAATTCCCGTTTACTGAAAGTAAAAATGGAAGTTTTGTTGAATTAACTAAAACAAATTTTGATGCAATCAAATCTGATTTAATGTTATTGTTACTTACAAATAAAGGTGAAAGAATATATTATCCAGATTATGGAACATATTTATTGAAATATATATTTGAACCTAATGATAATATTACATTTAATTTAATGAAAGAAGATATTCAAAACACCATTAACAAATATATACCAAATCTAAAGATAAAAGATATTAAAGTAAATATTGGTGAATTTGATATATATAAAGCAAATGTAAAAATAGAATATGTAATAACAGATAGTGTTTTTGAAAAAACGGATTTTGTTGAAATAAATCTATGATTTCATTTTTTCATTAATATTTTTAATGGTGTTTAACATAATATTTTGTATTATTTTCTTACTAGCACCAAATACATATTTTGCAATAAGTATATTTACAGAACATCTTTTAATTATTTTATCTTTATATTCATTAGAATTAATTATATTTGATTTATATGATTTTATTTTACCAAAATCTTCATTATATTTAGCAACTGCTTCACCACATACATAATTTACATAACCATTATTTATGGTTCTTAGAGATATATCATGTTTGATAGTAATATCTTTGTTCAATTCTAGTTCAAAACCATTTAATTTTTTAAATAAATCTTTTTTCATAAGAAAAATTGGAGAATCTACAAATAAAGTTTCTTTATTATAATGATAATAATAATATTTACTACCAAAACCATACATGAGATTTAATAATAATATATTATTTTTGGCATTAATAATTCTAAGATATTCACCACTATAACATATATTATTATCTTTAAAATGAACTCTTGGAGATATTATACCTACAGGTTTATTTATTTTTTCTATATTATACATAATAATAGAAACTACATCATTTAAGAAATTTATTTTTGGTGAGGTAAATAAAATATATTCAGAATCTATTTTTGATATAGTACTATTATAAAATTCATATTCATTTTCATCATTATATTCAATTATATTTAATTTATCATTTTTTTGTAATTTATCTATATCAATACTATTATGTATTCCAAGAAATATATTATATTTCTCATAATTGGTTTTATCAATAATATTTGATATAAAATCATTTATTTTATTTTCATCAAATTCTTTGGAGATATATGACAATATTGATATTGATTTTTTATTTTTAATATTTATTTTTTTGTTTTCAACAAAAATATCAATATCCATATCTATTGGAAGATATTCTTTATATTTTTCTTCAAATTTCCTTTTGTTTTTTTCCCATTCTTCATTTGGATTACCTAGAGATTTATGTATAATATCTATTTTGGTAAAACATCCTATTCTAACACCATTTATGTAATTATTGAAAGTAAAATCAATATCGTAAAAATGGAATCCATCAAAACTTTCATCAAAGTTCTTTTTTATTTTATTTTTATTTACAAAAAAACATAGACCATCTAGAATACAAGTATCAATAATATCAGTATATGTTGGAGAAGAATAAAATACTTTTTCCAAATTTCCATTTATTTTATGAATGACATTTTTATAAGAAGTTTCAGGTACTTCCCACCATTTACCACTAATTAATTTTGAAGTACCTGCAAATCCAATGATACCATAATTTGTTTTATTAAAACATTTTATTACTTTTCTACCCCAATTATTTGTAGTAAATTCAATATCATCATGTGAGAAACAAATAATATCATATTTTGCTTTATGTAATATTTCATTATATACTTTTGTTAAAGATTTACTACCATCATTTTCTATTGGGATTATTTCTATATTTTTTATACCAGATGTCTTTTTTACATGTGATATAAAATTTTCATCAATTTTTTTAGTACTAAATCCAAATGTTATCATATTTTTTTATTTAAAAATACTGTTTTTTTTCTTATAATTTTTTATTTTTTTCATATAAAAAAAAATAGAATATACTATCCCCAAATCTATTAATAATAATAGATTATTTTATTTTTTATATGCCCTAAGATATTTTATAATAATTTCTAGAAAAATTCTAGAATATTTTATTTTATTTATTATATATTCTAGAATATTTTATAATAATTTCTAGAAAAATT